AACCTTCATGGACTTCTGGAATGCTTTTAACTGGAAAAAGGGGAAAGCTGAAGCGGCGGACGTATGGCTGAAGATACCAGGGCTTAATGACAGTCTGGTTGCTGAAATTCTAAAAGGCGCAAAGACAGCGGCACAGCAAAGGCCAAAGCTGCTTGAAAACGGCAAGACTCCAAAAATGGCGCAAGGATGGTTATCGGCGCGGCGGTGGGAAGATGAGCCGGACCCGGAACCGGAAGGCCGTGACGAAAACATTAAATGGCTTTGAGGATGAACATGGAAGAATTCGCAGCGACAGAATCAGAACGGGCGTGTCTAGGCGCGGCCATAATTGACGGATGCGGAAATCACAACAGTCCTACCGCGATATTGAAATTAATGTCAGACCTCAACTCGGAAGATTTTACCGACCGCAAAAACAGAGAATTGTTTTCAATCATGGTGGGGCTTAAAGAATCAGGACAGCCGTTTTTTGATGCGGTCGCCATTACCAGGGAAGCGAGCAAGAGGAAAGTCTTACAGGGAACCGACGGATATAAACATATTGCGAGTATTTTTGAGGGCGCGATAACCGCAACCGGCCTTGATTACCACATTGAGGAAATCAAGAAATGCAGCCGCAACAGGCAAGTTTCCGCATTCAAGGCCAGCATTGCGGATATGCCTATTGACGGATTCATGGAAAAGGCAGAGGCGGCGCTTCTCAGCCTCAGAGAAAAGACAGCGAAGGCCACAGGCGTTTCAACCTATGCTGAAATAACGAAACGGGCAATGGGCGATATAGACGATATGGCGAATGGGAAGGCCAAGGGTATCTCAACAGGATTTACGGCCATTGACAAACACCTGGGCGGCCTTCAGGCCGGTGATGTCATGATAGTGGCGGGAAGGCCGGCGGATGGAAAATCAGTTTTCTTGAGGAATTGCATGGAATCAGCCGGTGTGCCAAGCCTTTTTTTCTTGCTTGAGATGTCAAATATTGAAAATGCGAAGCGGTCTTTATCAAAAATTTCGGGCGTTAATTTCGGGTCTATTCGGACGGCTAAGTTATCGGAAAACGACTATGAGCGGATATTCCGAGCAATAAACATCGCCTCAGAGCTTCCGATTTTTTGCAGTGACAAGGCCAGTATGACCATTGATGACATCGTTTCACAGTCCTTCGCCATGAAAATCAAAGAAAATATTGGGCTTATCGGGATTGATTACCTTCAACTCATATCACCACGGCAACGAAACACAACGCGGGAAAGAGAAGTTGCAGAAGTATCAAGGGGGCTAAAGATACTGGCAAAAGACCTTCAACTTCCTGTTATCTGCTTGTCGCAGTTGAACCGGGACATCGAAAAGCGCGGGACTGGCAAGCTGCCAAAACTTTCGGATTTAAGGGAAAGCGGGGCCATTGAACAGGATGCCGATATTGTGGCTTTTTTGCTCAGGGATGGGGACCATGATGCCGAACTGTTTATCAGGAAGGCCAGGAACGCGGAACCTGCAAGGGTGAAACTCTATTTTGACGGCGCTCACCAGACATTTAGGAGCGTAACGAATCGGGATGAGGGAATGTAACGGCGGAAATTTTGAAAATGGGGGTTGAGTCGAGATAAAGAAATGGAAATGCCATTCGGAAAATATCAAGGCGCCCAGGTGGACACATTGCCAATTGATTACCTGAAGTGGATGTATGAAACCATCGACCTCAGGGGCCGCCTACGTTTAGAGGTACAGATTCAACTTGTGCGGAATGGGTATCTCGATCCATTACCCGGGACCACGGAGCCGACTACGGACAGAATCAAGGCAGCCTATCGTCAGGCCGCGAAAGAATTCCACCCGGACCACGGCGGCAGCCATGAGGCCATGAAAGCCGTGAACCGATTTTATGAATTGATTCAAGGTGCCGGTGGGTGTTGATACCACATGAAAGGAGACATCGTGGAACCGGTACAAAAGATCGATTACGAAATACTCATTAAAGAGATGTCCCCAGGGATCGAAAGGACCAAGCCAGTGACCGCCTGCAAGGATTACCATTGTTCTTTGTGTAATTGCCCCATTGACCAGTGGGAATCATACAGGGATTACCCATCAGATCGAAGCTGTGAGCTGTTCTATTTCCTGGAAGATCTTTTAGCCGAAGGAAAGGGCGAGAGATTCACGGTTGATGGATTCGTGAAAAGGCATGAAAACGAGGTGAAACAGGAGTTCCAGGACTTAACAAACCTGGCCAGTGTTTTTAAGCAGCATGTTGAGCAGCAGCTTGACATAGGAGCCATCGAGGAAGTTTCGCCAGATATTTATGCTCATTTTTTCCGATCATAAAAATGCAGTGGGCGCATTAAAACAGCAACGTAAATTCCAAAAAAGGAGAACCACCATGAAGAACCTGAAAAACCAAAGCTTGGAAATAACAAAAATGATCGCTTCCCTTATTTCTGAGGAGCAGCATCTTGCTGCCAAATTGGAAGAGGCGGAAAACCGCTTTCCTGCTTCCCTGGCATCACATGCCCTCGGAGAAATCACGGATGCTGAGCTGTCAGAAGATAGGAAAACGACAAAACAGATCAGGGTATCCCTTAAGGAGATCCCATTGACCATCATGGGCCTGGAAGCCCGGCAGGCCGAAATGAAAGATCAGCTTCGGATAGCCCAGAGGGAGCAAAATCGAAAGGACGCTGAGAAGCTGTTTAATGAATTAAAACCCGAATTCGACAAGCGGTACAGTCCAGAGATGGAAGATAAGTTGCGAGGGCTGGCGGTAACCATGGGAAGGCGGAACGAGGTCGAGCCATTTCTCCAGGAGGCCCGTGAACGGTTCCAGAAAACCCCCTTGTGTGACCGTTGATTGTGTCAACTATGTCAACCGAATGTCAACCAAGGGAAGTAAAAATATGAATGATACAAGACTGATACGTTTAATTGACAGTGGGATGAGTCAAGCGGAGGTGGCCCGCGAGCTGGGTGTAAGCCGCCAGGCCGTCAGCAAACGCCTGATCGAACTCCGAGGGCGGACCACGAAAGTCATAGCAGCCAAAAAGGTTGAGCAGGTTGTTGACCAGAGGTTGGACGCTGTTGACCAGCTCCAAAAGATCAATCAGAACGCCAATGAGATCCTTGACCTTCTGATGAGGTGGGGCCGAGGAGATGATGAGGCCCTTCAGATTCTTGAATCCCAAAAGAAGGTTAGGGTGGGGAAAGATGAAGAAGAAATCATTGAATTCAAGCTGAAAGACCCCCGAGACCTCGCGCTAAAGGCCATGGCCGAAATCAGGGGTCAGCTCAGATTGCAATTGGAAATCTTCCAAGCCCTTTATGACATGAAAGCGGTTGAGGAATTTCAACGGGAGGTTTTAACCGCCATTGGTGAAGCAGCCCCGGAGGTGAGACATGCAATCGTTGATAAGCTCAATCAAAAGCGGGCTATACGATCAGCTGTTAAGTTCAATTGATCAACGTTTTGAGGAAAGCGATACAGCCTCACCATTCCACGAATGGGTGACCGGGATTATCCTTGATGGAAAGCCCTTCACCTATGACCGACATGAATACCTCTTGGGGCCCTACTGTGATGAACACCCGTTTCAGGTGGAAATGAAGGCCGCACAGTTGGGCTTGACTACTAGGGCGATGCTCCGAAGCCTTTATTTATGCCGCTTCGGAGGTTTCAGAGGCACCCTGTATCTCTTTCCATCCAAGACGGATGCCCTTGATTTCTCAAAAAGCCGGATATCGAATCTCATTGATGAAAACCCAAACACCATTGGTAAATGGCTCAAGAACACCGACAGCGCCGGTCTGAAGAAAGTTTGGAATTCTTTCTTGTACATCAGGGGTATGCATTCCAAAGTGGGTTTGAAGTCAATTCCCGTGGATTTCATCTGTTTCGACGAACTGGATGAAGCCCCCCAGAACGCCGTGGACATGGCCATGGAGCGAATGGGGCACAGTGATTTTAGGCTTGTCCTCCAGCTTTCAAACCCCACACTTCCGGATTACGGCATTGACAAGGCATTCCAGGAGACCGACCAAAGATATTGGCTTCTGAAGTGCGAGAAATGCGGCGAATATACCTGCCTTGAGGACACTTTCCCTGACTGCCTTATTACAGTGAAAGGCCGGGTTATAAGGGCCTGCAGGAAATGTCATTCAGAACTAAACCCATCAATCGGTGAATGGGTAGCCAAGAGTCCACGGATTACCGAAAAAAGAGGATATCATTACTCCCAGCTCTTTTCTCATTTCATCCGTCCCGCTGATATCATCCATCAGTTCCGAACCACAAGGAATCTCGCAGATTTCTACAACCTGAAGATAGGAAACCCCTACGTTGAAGCCACAAACCGTCTGAGCATTCAGGACGTGCTTTCCCTGTGTGGAAATAAAGGGATCTCAAGCGAGGACCGGGAGCCCTGTTTCATGGGCGTTGATCAGGGGAGTGATATCCATGTGGTCATCGGGAAACGCCATCCCCAAAGATCCGGGGAAATTGTTCATTTGGGGGTTTTACGGGAATGGGAAGAACTGGACGTCCTCATGAGAAATTTCAACGTGAGCAGGTGTGTCGTGGATGCTCTGCCGGAAACCAGAAACGCCAGGGCTTTTGCAAACCGTCATCGGGGCCGGGTGTTCTTGAATTATTACAATCAGCACCAGAAAGGCGCTTACAAATGGGATGAGGAACAAAGCATCGTATCTTGCAACCGCACCGAAAGCCTTGATGCTTCTCACAGGGAAATCCTGGAACAAGACATAATTGTGCCCAAGGAATGTGAGATTGTTCAGGAGTTCGCTCAGCACCTCCACAACGTCGCGAAACGCCTTGATGAGGACGAGGAGAGCGGTTCAAAGCGGTATGTCTATGTGAAGTTGGGACCGGACCATTTCCGCCACGCATTCAACTATGAGGCCATGGCAAGGCAATCCGGAGCGGGTTCCCTGTTTGGAAATTGTGATTTGACATAAACGAGGAGATCAACCATGAAAATCAAAGAAAAGTGGGTGAAAGCCAAAGGCGGCGAGGTGAAAAAGTTATTTGACAAGGACTCTGACATGACCTTCCGGCGCATCTTGGGCGGCCTGGGGTGGCCGTACGCAGAGAGGCCGGGATTCGTGATTGTCATGGGAGAGGACTTTGACCCGGATCACAGCTTACCGCACAGCCCCCATCATTACCGGATCTTGGCTGAACACGAAACCGGAGACCTTGAAGAGCTCCGAAGGATTTGCAGCAAGTTCGATGAGGATTTCTACCTGAAATCTTTTCTCGGAAATCCGGAAAATCCCATTCATGAG